GAGATTCTGGCAAGAAAAATCAAAGATCAACAGCTTTTGCAAGTTCTGTATAACATTATAGATTGCCAGCATACACCATTTGGATTGCCACCTGGTAAAGGTCCAGGAGAGGTGCCTTTGGAAGAAAGGCTTTACGATGTAGGTATGCCGGTAGGAAATCTGTTATCGCAGGTATTTGCAAATATTTACTTGGATGCACTGGATCAGTTCTGTAAAAGGATACTGTGCATTCATTTTTATGTCAGATACATGGATGATATTATCATTCTATCAGACAGCAAAGAGCAGCTTCACATGTGGAAAGCTGAAATCCAGAAATTTGTAGAAACAACGTTACGGTTATCTCTGAACCAGAAGACTTGCATACGCCCGATATCGCAGGGCATAGAGTTTGTAGGCTATCGGATATGGCCACATTATGTAACTATCAGGAAAAGCACCACATTGGAGATGAAACGCCATCTCAGAAGAAAAGTAGAGGAATACAATGCTGGACTAATCGAGATGGAAGTGGTAACTGCCACATTAAAATCTTATTTGGGTATGCTGGATCACTGCGATTGCAAAGAGTTCCGAAAAGAACTGATAGATTCAGTGGTTCTTGATAGAAACAAGGTTATAGGAGAAATAGCCTATGAAGTTGAAAATTATAGCGAAGCTATGGTCTGCGG